GCTATAAATAGCTTCAGTGACGACCTTCGTGGTTGTCACTGTGTTTAGTATAAGATAGTCATGTTTATGACTCTAGCCAAACCACCTGATGAGTGGCTAGCGAAACCAGATTTTGTCTGGTTGTGGTCTTTGCAACAATGTCTATGAAAATTGACGCTGTTGGTAAATGGTTCGCCGAAACGATTAAGAAAAGAGTGGCTGAGGTCCGAGACCCTGTCACTAATAAAGTTCGTGTCATTACAAAGGATGACAAAGGGGCAGATGAATACCTGTTCCCTGGTGGATGGATATCTGATCCCAAATACAGATTTGATTTCTTTGATTGGGTCAATTCTGTTTTGTGGTATATAACACCCACAGTTTTAGACATAAAGTCAATTACTTTAAATTTAGTATTGATTTGGTCTTTGGCCCTTGCTGTTTGGATCTGCACAATCTTGTTCAGTTTGGCATTTCCTTTAGCTTTAGTTTATATTATTTGGGCAACTTTTGGTACATCAATTGTTATGTGGGGTCTCACACTAACTATTTGTTGTTTTGCTATATTTGTTATTGGAATCAAAGTTTTATTGTATTACTTGTGGATGCCAGTTATAACAAATGTAGTGGAGGGGTTTATCAGTGCCTACCCACATCTGGAGTCTCGTTTTAGAGATTTCTGTTTGACCATAGCCAATGGGGTTAAAACTGATTATATGATAAGAAAGGGTTTGCAAATAACTGACACTATAGCTACCATTAATGGTGCTGATGTCTCACTTGCAGAAATTGAAATGTATTTGATTACAGATTCAACACTTGTTGCTGAAATCTTCTCTGTTCTCACATACTTACATTATGGGCCCAAACCCCACTCTTTGTGGAGGGAAATTTTAAGTATATCTTTAGTTTGCTTCCTCTTCTTCGCATCTTCATTGATTGACAGGATAAAAAGGATCTTGTCAAGAGGATTTTACATGGCAAAAATATGCCTAATGCTTTCAGTTTTGGCTGTTTCTTTAGACATTGATGTTGTGTCACCTCTGCTCTTCGCTGTCAAGTCATTTGTTTTTGCAACTTACTTAACTTTGAGGTTTATCAAAAAGAAAGGAAATTGGAAGGTTTTTCGCTCAGCAGCTAGACTTTACTTCTTGCTTTTTGTGCTTAGAGCCTTTCGAACTTTGGCTGCTGTGAAATTGATTTTCCATCGCCATAGAGGCAATGCTAAATCTTTTAACAAGTCAATGTCCAGGATCAGGGCTGTTTTCAATCAGAGTATGATGGATATAGCCCATGTCATTGATCAGGTGGCCCTTCCCGATTTTATAAGAACGGTAAGGGATAGACTGGATGTAGAAGCAATCCAAGACTCACAACAGATCCTCACAGATTTGGGATGGCCCAAAAGTGTGGATGTTAGTGCACCAAGAGAAAATATTGCAGATGAAAAGTTTAAAAATTTTAATTTTGCAAGCTTTGATTTTCAAGCAGGAGTTCCTCATGCTCGATTTTATGTCGAGAAAGAGTTGAATGATCTTAGGGAGATAGCTCCCATGTACATGAATTCATTCCAGTATGCTACCTGGGAAAATGAATTAGACACGACTGCTAGATATTTCAAAGAAGTTGATTATAAATACCCAGATTTGGGTGTTGATGAAGCTTGGCATTTACTATGGCCAATTTTCAAAAATTCACGATTGACACCTTTTAAATACATTGTATCTAAATGGGAAAAACGTTATGGCTTAGGACCATTTTGGAAAGATGCTGATCGGCGAAAGCCACGCAAACTTCCAAGGTTCAAGGCCATTAAAATGATGGGGGGTTTTGCCAATTTTGTTCAAATTTGGGCTAAAACCTTTTTCTATAGTCCACATATTGTACCAACTGCAGGTGTCTCCGTGAAAGGAGAGGCATTGCCTCCAAAGAAATGGATGGCTAACAAGGTTAGAACAATTATTTCTAGTCCTCTAAGTCATTACATTCTTAGCACAGTTTGGAATTATGGTCCTAACCACAATTTCCAATACTGGAACACCCCCATTAAAGTTGGGATGCCTTTGAATGGAGCTAACTTGAGTAAATTGTTTGAAGAACATCATGTTTATACAAATCATTTTGCTGGAGACTTCACAGATTTTGACTCAACAATTCAAACTAAAGTTTTGGATTTGGTTAAAGAGATCAGAAAGAAAGGTTTTGAACAACATAAAGATTACAGGAAAATTTGTCATTTAATTGACATTAATTATTCAGGCCTGTATAATGGTATGCCCTTAGCTTTCACCTCTACAGGTAATATCTATGATAAAAAGCAAGGTATGTCGACAGGACACAGTTCCACATCTATGGATAATAGTGTGGCTTTAGTTGTTCTGTATTTAATGATATGGAAGGACTTGACAGGTTTAAGTGCTCATCAGTTCCGCCATTTTTGCAAGTTAAGCAATTATGGAGATGACCATATTTTATCCTGGTTAAGTACTGCTCCAGCAGTTTGGACTAAAAGCAACATGATAAAGTGTGCTGCTAGGTGGGGCCTCCAATTAAGAGATGAGAGTCCCAACGCCAGAGGTGTTGAGCAAATGGAATTTTTGTCCAAAATTGCTCGCCAACCAACTGCTAAAGACCGAGCTGAATTACAAGCAGCAGGAGTCAAGGTGCCCACATTAATTGTGGCCCATAATCCTATGAAACTACTTGGCAAAGCTACTGCGCCAATTAAAAATGCGTCTTTCGAGTATAGACTCAAGCGCATGGTTTCATATTTGGATTTGTGTGCTCATCATAAAGATCTATATGATAATTTGAGCGCACACGCTAAATTTTTAAATTCAAAAGTCAAAAATAAGAAGGTTATACCAACATACGAGGATGTGCTCAATAAATGGTACAATCCGAAATCTGTTATTAAAATGGACCTAGACATTTCCGTTGAAGACGATACTAGTCAGGATGACGTAATATTATCTTATGGGAATGAATCTATTCTTGACCAAATTTTGTCTGGTTTGTCAATCGTGCCAGACTTATTAAACCCTGTTTTATACAATCAGGGTTATGTTGATTGGATTATCTCAAGGCTCGGAAATAGAATGGCTTGGCCCATTCATCTTCTTAGAATTGCCAATCAAACAAATACAATTGCTCATTTGCAAGCAATTGGAAGGAGAACTCCCTACGAATGGTTAGTAGTGAATCCTCATGTATATAAATATAGTGTTGATGTTAGTCCTGGTGGCCTTTTATTACGCCACTGGCTTTTCTTGTTATTCAAATGGCCAGATAACCTCACTCCGAGGCTGATCGTGATGATTAGAAGCTTGACTAAAAAGTTGTCTGATTTAAATTTTGCCATTAGTGGTAATGTTTGGGTTGACACATATAGGTCAGGAGTTCCTTTCTGGGATATGACTTTAATTTTATTACTGTCATTTTTGCCAGATTTTCCTGCTCTTGGTTTCCTGATTCATTTCAAGATCCCAAATCCTTTGGACATTATGGAACAAGTTTACCAGGCCCTCCTGGCACAACTTTGGCATTCTGTGCCTCCTAATTTCAAGGAATTACATGTGCATATGAGGAAATTTGTTGAGGACAGGAAAACACTCCTCATACAAGCTCCAACAGGCACAGGTAAGTCAACAGTGATGGTGAAATACATAGTAGATCACACATCAGACACTTTCAATAATTATATTGTAGTATCCCCTCGAACAATCATAGCTGAAATGACTGCCCCTTACGTGGCAGCTTCTTTTGGGCTAGATGCTCTAGCAGTGACTAGCTCTTCACCCTTTGTCAGAAAGAGTAAAGTCATTTATGCTACCCCTGTTGAGGTTTATCTTCACACCGGGTGGGTGGACACTAATACACTTATCATGATTGATGAGTGTCATTTAAATGAGGCACTTGTTGTGTCTATGATAAAATGGTGTTCAAAAATGAATGTGGCGCATTTGTTGACTTCTGCTACACCATCAGAAGAAAACATTAAGATGTGCTCCAAACATTTAAAACTACGAATGGCTTCAGTCTGGACTAAGACGGAAGTCAGATCAGCAACTTTAATTGCTGATGAAGATCAGAAATTCTTAACTTATAATAAATGGTTCAGAGAATACCTCAAGTTTATACGAGAGATAGTCTTGACAACTCCAAATAGGACAAGGTTTTTGATATTTGTACCTAGTGTGCATCATTGTACACAGGTGGTTGAGTCAATAGGGCGTCCTGGCTGTATTTTAAACAGTCAGAACAAAGTAGTAGACCCTGAGGCTCGGTTATATGTAGCCACTTCTGTGGCTGATGTGGGACTTACATTACCAAATGTAGATTGGGTCATCACAAGTAACATAACAAAAGAATCATCCATGATTAACAATCAATCTAGAGTCGTTAACTCTTACACGACGCCTGCTCTACTACAACAACGTGCAGGACGAGTTGGACGAAACTCAAATGGATGGTATTCTATTTTTACCATGGACAAGAAATTAGGCAATCCAGAATGGGTTGTTGAAACACTTGAAAATGGAATCACCAATATTGGACGCCAGTTGCTCATAGCTGGAGTTCCAATCGCTCAAATTGGTGTTATTGCTCCAGAATTCCTAGGGAGCATTATGTCTGTTGACCATACAGACAGGAAAAATGATGGACTTATTGATAAGTTTGTCCAGAATTTAGAACACTGGCAAGGTTTTAACCACTTCCATAAATGGAAGACAGCCAGTGGTTATGAGAAAAGCATGGCAGGAATCACACATGAAGACTTACCAGAAGTCGAAGGTGAAATCATCCATGATGCTCCAGATGTTATATTTGGAGGAGGCCCTGTGTCCGGAATAGACACAAAACCCTTAACTCTTAATGCTTGGATTGACTTCATGCTTGAAGCATCGAAGGAAACCAGTGTGCGAGATTACGTAATCAAAGCTGAAGACGTTGTCCGCTTCATAAAGGCTAACCCAATTAATGTGGGAGTCTTCGTGAGAAAGCTAAAAGAGCTGAATGAATTAGGTGCTAACGTACCAATTTATCACTTTGGCTCATCATCAAGTGCGACTACTGACCAACCATATGTGTCAGCACAAACACCTGAAGAGACCATTAGACGATGGTCAGACACGCCAGAAGAGGCTGTTAAATTAACTGGAAAAGGGGGTATGAAAACCCCAAAAGCTAAGAAAACAATACATTCTTTCTTTAACCCTAAAGTTCCAAAATCCAGTAAAGGGGCCTGATGAGCCACTGGTCG